AAATAACGAAATTAAAGATTTTGTTAATTTAAAAAATGAAGATTATAATAATAACTTATATGTTAATGTTATAAAAGCTAAGAATCAAAAAATAGATAAATTAATTTTAGACTATAACGAAGGTTTATTTAACAATAAAATAGAATTCAAAGATAATAAAATAATCTTTGATAATATAAAACAAATAAATAATATAAAATTAGAAATAGATAATTTTAATTATGATGTGCCTATTGATTTTGTTATTAAGATAAACTGTTATGATGGAGAAAGTTTAAAACTTAATATCATTCCTTTTAATTACGATGGATTATTTAGTGAATATTTTGATATATCTAAAAATAATAGTTCTAGTTATGAAATAAATAATAAAAATAATATCTATTTCTATACGTGCAGCTATAATAATCAGTTATTTAAACTAGGTAATGAAGTTTATCTTAAAGAAGAAATTGATTATAGCTTTGAAAATAATAAACTTTATTTTAATAATGATATTATTTATAAAGAACTATTAGTAAAATATATACCATCTTATAAAAACTATGAGTTTAATATAAACAAAAAAGTAAAATCAATAGAGTTGATTCCATTAAACGATAAAAAAAATATAAACGTAAACTTTAATAAAAGGCTGGTGATTTCTTAATGTATAAGAATGATATTTTAAATTTAATAAAATCAATAAATTCTAAACAAGAAGAAATTACTTTAGCTAAAACAAAATTCAATAATTTATTATTAGAGAAAGAAAATAAAAAAACTAGAAACTATAATAGATTCAAAGAAAGATTTGAAACAATAGATAATGAAGAAAAAAGATTAAAAAAGCTTTTTGATAATAAATTCTTTAAATTTATAAAATTATATGATTTCTTAGATGAACAAGAAATATATGAAAGCAAAAACTTTGAAGTTAATACAGAAATAGGTTGTTTAAATATGAATCCTAAAACAATAATTACTGTTAATTATTCTGATAAAGTTTATTCTGTAGATAAAAGAAACATTAGCTATAAATTTAATAATAAACAAATAATTAATGCTATGGAATATTCATTCTATTCTCTTGAAACAAATTTACCTTTAATTCCATCTAGAATAATATTAAAATATGATAATCATATAGATAATTTTAGTGAAAGTTATTTTAGATATTTTAATCATAACAATACAAATAACTTTATTTCTAGTTTTATATTTGAGCCTAAAATAATTAAAGAAGTTATATTTTATTTTGATGAAAACGTTAATTTTAATAATTCTTATGCTAAGTTTAAATCAATACAATATAAGAACGATAATGAATTAAAATTATTTGTAGAAAATACTCATAATTTATCTTCATTTAATATATACAAAAAATCAAATGAGTTATTTAGAAAATTTAATTTTAGTTTTAGTGAAGATAATGAAAAATTCAAAGATATAAGTTTCAACAATAACGAAGGTATAATAAATCTTGAAAACAAAGATAATTTCGTTTTAAAAATAACTGTGCCTGAAGAAAAAATAAAACAACAAGATAAGATAGAAATTAAAACAGCTACTATAGATTTTAAATCATTAGAAATAAGTCCTGGAGTTTATAATATTCCTACAGATGATATTTCAATAGAATCTATTAAAATAACATTTCCAATAAGCTCTTCTGCTAAATTAAAAGAAAAATTTACCGAGCTTAGTTTAAATGAAAATGATTTTTTCTCCGCCGGCGCATTTTTAACACTAAATAAAAATTATATAAAAACTATAACTGAAATATCAAAAGATGAATTAGAAAGTTTAAAACTTTATGATGATGAAAGCATATTAAAGACAAACGCTAAAGCTTTTGATTTTTACTTTGATAAAGAAAATAAAACAATACACACTAGTAGTTTTTTAAGTAAATATAATTTTTATTTAACTTATCAATATAACGAAAAACAAGAAAGTATAAGCGAAGATTATTATACTCCTATGTTATTTGATTTTTCTATAAAGGGGTGATTTAAATAAGTACATATGAAGATTTTATAAAGCAATTCGATGGATTAAAACTTTATGAAAATGAAGGTATTAAGAATGAAGAATTGTTTGGTTTAAAAGACTATCTAAAAGAAGATTATTTTAAAAATTCTCTTAAGATAGATAAACAAATCTTTGAAGAAATAAGAGAGGAACTTAAAAAAACTTTGTTTAAATATAATTATATTCTAGATAGTTATAATAGGTATAATGAAAATCTAGAAGAAGAAATAGATATGTTAGAAAAAGAATATCTAGAATTAAACAAAGTAAGTTCTCTTGGAAACCAATTCTTCTTAATGAATAGTTTAAAAGAGTTTTATAATAATATAATTACTCATCAAATAGTATATAATCAAAACTTAACTATTCTAGATAATAGCGTAATTAAAAATGAAAGTTCTTTAACTGAAATACCTTTTAATATAAGAGAAGAGAATGGAAGTTTATTTATTTATTTCAACGATGGTTCTCATAATATACAGAATATATTTCTAGAATTTTTTAATGATTTCCCTATAAGTATATTTGGTATAAGAGAAAATGATACTTTAGTAAACATAGTTTCTAATGTTGATAATAAACAAAAGCTATATATAAATACTTTAAAAGAATCTTTTAAAGGAATTTTCATAACTGGTTTTAATAAAATAAGTGGTTTTTTAAAGGATTGCAAAGTATATGATTATAAAAAAAATCAAATTAGAAAAACTGGTGTTTTAATATATAGATTTTCTACAAAAGAAAAAATTAAAAAAATATTTTATTTTAGTAATAGTTCTACTGAGTTATATTTATTAAACAAAGAAGAATATCAAGAATTCTTAAAGATAGTAAATAAAGATATATTGCAATGGAATAAAATATTAAATATAAAAAACAAAATAAGTAAAAACAAAGAATATGAAAACAAACAAGGAGAATATTTCTTAGTTGAAGTTTTTGGAAAAGATGTTAATTATTCTGACAAGATTAATATATTTGGAAGTGATAAATAATGAAAATAAATTTTGACGAATTAAAAAAACAAAATTTAGATAATGAAACTTTAATAAATATTCTTGAAGCTATTTACTATGAGATAATTAATAATAACTTAACTAAAGTAAAACTTAATGAACTAGGTACTGTAGAAGCTATTAGTGTAGATGAATTTACTTTAGAATTAACTAGTAATCCTGTTAGTATAAATGACATTCTTATAATAAGTAGAAAAGAACAATTTATAATTACTCCTGATAGTATTTATGAATTGAAAAACAAGAAATTATTTATTAAAGATAATAGATTAAAAAATAAAGATGAGGTATTTGTAACTTATAAATATTAGAAAGGATATATAATGGAAGAAATTAAGAAACAAATAATAGAAGATATAAAAAATTTCTTTGTATCTCAATATGAAATATTTTCAGAGAAATGTATATCTGAAACTAATAATAAAATAAATAGTTTGGAGACAGTAATTCAATCTAAACTAAAGAGTGAAACTAAAGAAAAATCATCTAAGCTAATTAAAGAAATTCTTGATGAAAAGTTACAAGAATATATAAATAATATAAATACTTATAAACAAGAAACTTTAGATTCTTTAACTGAAAAAGTAACTACTATTAAAGATGGTTTACAAAATTACTTAGATGATAATAAAGGTTCTTTAGAATTAAAATTACAAGCTAGTTTAGACCAAATAAATAAAATAGAATCTTCTATTACTGATGAATTAAATAATTTATTAGAATTTGCTATTAATAGCATTAACAGTGCTGAAAAAACTAGTTTATATAATTTAAATAAGTTTAAACAAAATCTTGAAAATGAATTTATAGAAACTAAAAACAAAACTCTTCTTGATTTAAGAAAAGAATCTGAAAAAGTAGTTAATCAAATCAACGAAGAAAAAGGTAACGCAATTAAAGATTTTAGACTTTTCTTAGAAACTAGTAAAGAACAATTAACTGATACAAGTAATGAAATAATAAACGAATTTAAAGGTTTTATAGAAAGAACAAAAGTTGGTATCAGTGAATATGAAAAAACAATGGAAGTTAAACTAGAAGAAAAGAAAAATCTATTATTAAACTCTCTAGAATTTGATAAGAAAGCATTATTCGATGAAATCAAAAAGAGAAAAGATAATATAGTTGCTGAAATTCAACAAAAAAGAGAAGACGAAGTTGTTAAACTTAATAATAAAATAAGTCATGTTTTTACAGAAATAACAAATTTAATTACTGGATATGAAATAGAATTTGAAACTTTTAAAGCAAATAAAATAAATGAATATAAACAATATTGTGAAATAGTATTTACAGAATATAAAAAAGCTATGAGAAAAATCAAAGATAAAATCTATGCAGAATTCAATGCTGATTTTTCTGATAAAAAAGCTAATTTACAAAATCAATTTTCTAGTCACATAACAGATATGCTAAATAGTTTTACTAATCATATAGATGGATTAGAACAAAAGAAACAAGCTATATTAACATATATAGGTAATACAGAAAATGATGGTTTATGGAAACAAATAAAAGATGATATTAATGCTCATAATACTTCTAAACTAGGTGAAATAACTAATCTTACTCAAGATAAAAAGAATGAAATAGAAGCTTTAACTGTTAGTAAGAAAGGTGAAATAGAAGCATTAAGAGAAGATGTTAAAGCTAATATAGGTTTAACGGATGAAGCAACATACAAAGGAAATAATAGTGTTAGAAAAGATGCTATTGATAGTATTAATAATACAAAAAATAATGTTCTTAATACTATAGAAGCTAAAAGAAATGATTCTGTACAAAGTGTAGAAAATAAGAAAAATGAAATAGTTGCTGGAATACTTACTCAAGCTAGTACAGAAGTAAATAATTATATTAGAACAATAGCTCCTCAAACACATTATGCAGTAGTTCAAGCTGGTACTACTAAAGTTAAACTTCCAGATACTTGGATGTCTAGAGGTGAAATGACTGTTTATCTTGATGGTAGAGCACTTGCTAAAAACGTACATTATTCATATAACTTCGATACAAAAGAAATTAATTTTATAATAAATATAGATTATAAAATGGAAGTATATGTAATAGAACAATTACCTGTTTTAGAATCTGAAAAATTACAAGTAATTCATGATGGACCTCCTGGGCCACAAGGGCCTAAAGGATTAGATGGAGCTCCTGGACCTAGAGGTGAAAAAGGACATAATGGAGTGATAGTATCAGAAACGGAACCAGATAAAACAAACTATGATGTTTGGATTAAACCAGATGAAATAGATATAGGAATAGAAGCATATATACAAAATAAAATAACTGATGTAATTAGAGAAAATAATAAAATATTACACGGTTCTGGTAAACCAAAAGGTGTAGTTCAAGCTGATGTTAACACTGTTTATATAGACAGAACAAAAGCTAATGGAGCTTTCATGTGGTTAAAAACAGGAAGTACAGCTAATGATTGGAAAGTTCTAAAAGGTGATACTGGAACAATAGAATTTACTTCAAAAGTATTAGACGGTAAAATAAGAATTAGAAGAATAGATAATTGGGTTGTTGTAAACTTTGGTGGACTTCAATGGGATTTATTTAGATTAAGACCAAGAGCAGAAGTTAATGTTGGGAATGTTAGAAAAAGTACATATAATGGAAATATCGCTTTACAATTAAGATTAACAAATAAAATTGATTTTGGTCAATTTGCTATTCCTTATGGACTTAGAAGTGTTTATCCTATATATACTCCTTTATTTCATGATTCTGGAATATTGTTAGGGAGTATATTTGTTGCACCTAATTCAGATGGTAATCAAATAAGATTTAATATATTAGGTACAGAGTATGCAGATAATGGATATACAGATTTAAGATGTTCAAATATTATTTATTATACCGAAGATGAGTATCCAGATAATTTACCAGATTTAATTAGGAGGTTAACTCAATAATGGCTAAGAATTATATATTAAATGTAAAAGACACTAATGGAAATTGGGTTCCGCTACAAACTTTAGTTGGGCCTAAAGGTGAAACTCCTAGTGATGAAAAATTAAAACAATTAATGCAACAATATTGGGATGAACATTTAGTTTATTTAACTATAGATGAATACAATAGATTAACTACTAAAGACCCAAGTAAATTTTATTGCATAGTAAGTAGGTAATATATGATTAACTTAAAAAAAGATAAAAAGATATTAGGATGTTTTTTTAACGGAGAAAGAATAGTTGATATACTTAATCATAAAGGCGAAAGTATGTTAGATTTTTCTGGAACTTTAAATTATTTTTCCAATTTAAGTTATATTACCAATAGAGAAGAAAAAAGTACTCTTGCTGAAAATTATAATAAAATAGGGTTCTCAGAAAATTCATATTTATTTGATAATAATTTCGATTTAAAATCAAAATATCCTCTTGATTTAGAATATATGATTGAACAAGATAATCTTGATTTATTTGATAGAACATCACCTAAGTTTGATATTAAATTATATATTTTGTTATTTCAAAGATATTTTGTAAATATGCATACAAACAGTTCTTTGTTTGGAAGCGGTTATGACGAAGTTAATCAAAGATGGTTTCAAAATGAACCAACAGAAGAAAAAATTAAAACTTTGTTTAAAATAAATTTTGAATTTGATTTTGAAAAAGTTAAAACAATAACAACAAACTTTTTTAAAAAATCATTTTATCCAATAAGAACAATTGTTTTTTTAAAAAGTGTACATACTAATATAACAGAAAATATAAAAATAAAAGAATTAGTATACGATGTTTTTAAAAATCCTGATTTCTATATTGAAAAATATGAATCTGTAAAAGAAGATGGTTTTGAGAGATTAAATTTTAACATATTGGATTATACAACTATTAAACCTATATATTATAGAAATATAGAACAAGATGTTTTTGTAATAAAAGCAGATAGATTTCATTCTTCTTATAATAATCTAGAAATACACATAGCTAATAAAACTTCTTCAGAAGTTATTTTAGAAGTTTGCTGTATAATTATTAATAGTGAATACAAAGAAGAATTTAATGTACCAGCAAATTCTAATGATTATATTATAAATATTAATTTTTCATCTCGTAAAGATTTATACTTCATAAGAAGAAAAGATGGTAAATTGCTTAATAATAAATATCATACAAATGGGTGGGTAAAGTTATTTTGAATACTTATATATTAGATAAAAATAAACTCAAAGAAAATAAAATATTTTATTTAAACGTAAAATATAATACTGAGTTAACTAACGAAGATATAGAAACAGATTATCCTAATGGAGTTGTTTATATTAGTAATATGCCTATTATATTTGAATGGTATTATGATGAACGTAGAAATATAATAGTAGAAAAAACTAAATTTATTAAATATAAATTAGGAGAATATCAATTAAAAGACGGTGAATATATAGAAGCTGGTCAAGAAGAAATTACTGTAGTTTCTAAACCAGATTTTATAAAACCTTACAAATGGATAGCTTCTAGAAAAGAATGGGTCATCGACGAAGAAGAAGTAGAAAGAAGAAAAGCTCTTCAAACACAAGAAGCTATTAGAAATTACTTTCCTATTATTAATAAAATAAAAGAAGAAGTATTAGCCGATGGTTTTGATTATAAAGGTCATAAACAAAAATGTCGTGAAAAAGACTTAATTTTTATGGCTAACGCTATACTTGGATTACAAGGATATAAAAGAATATATGGGAAAGATTTAAAAACTATTTGGATGTTTGATGATGTTGATGGTATAGAAGCTTCAGAAAGAGATTTAATAGAATTACATTTGGTTGGTACAGTATTTGTTGAAAAAGTATACATGGCTGAAAAAATATTTAAAGTAACTGAACCATTTTTAATAACAAAAGCTGATTTCGTGGCTAAAGTAAATGAACAAGGTTTAATTGAAAGTGCAACTAGACAAATACAAAACATACAAATGCAAAATCTTATTAATAAAAGAAAAAAGGATATGGTGTAATACATGATACAAAGAAATGTCCAAGAATTAAATAGTTTTATTAGAATAGATAAACTTTCTGATTTAACTAATAAAAACTTCAACCTTGAAGTAGGAAACGATATCTTTGTTATGGAAAATTTAACTTTCTATAAAATAAAAGCTGTCGGAACAGAACCTATAGGTGAAGGTGAAATAGCTTTAAATAGTGAATTAAAAATAAAGAAAATAATTACTGTTGGAGATAGTAGTGATTTAAAAACAAAATTAGATGCACTTTCTTCTGAAATAGAAACAAAGTTATCTAGAAAAGAAAACGTCATTGATAAAAAAAGTGGATTTAACTTAGAAAAAACAAACGACTTTCTTAATGATGAAAGTAAGATTTTAACAAGTAAAGCTGGCTCAATTCTTAAAACTAGAATAGATGATGTAGATGATAGACTTAGTAGTATTAATTTAACTTGGGATAGGATTCAAAGTAAACCAATAGTTACAAATATTACAGGAGAAAATAATAACAATATACCTTCTGAAGGTGCTATTATAAGATTTGTAAATAATAGAGTAGGTATAGTAAATACAACTATTAATTCTAAAATAGGAGAAGTAAATACAAAAATAACTGCTCTTGAAAGCAGACCTTTTACTTATGATGCATTATTAAATAAACCAGTAATTAGTGATGCTATTAATTCTAATCTTAGTACTCAAATAGCTTCTAGTAAAGCAATATTAGATTCTAGTAATGCTATTAAAGAACATGTAGTTGGTAATTTTATTAGTAATAAAATAACTGATACTAGCGTTACTACAGAAAATAAAATACAGTTTTCTTATATAGACCCGATGAATATACCTATACATGGTCCTGATGGATGGGGACACGGTTATGAATTGTTAGGAACTGGAAGTTATTTTGGATTTGGAAAATTAAAAACAGTCATTCTTAATTTAAATAATGATGTTATAGATAATATACGTGTTAATAATCAATTAGCTTTTGAATATGGAAATATTTATTATAGGTCAGAACCTTCTTTACCTAGATGGAAAAAATTAGCAATAGAAGGAAGTTATGATTTTACTTTTGGAAGTTTAAATGTTACTAATACTTTAAACGTTGGTAATATTGCATCTCAATATTTTGAAACAAATATTAGACATACTAAAATTTACAATACTTTATATGTTAATAGTAAAAACGTTAACATTCCTTTTTTTGATAATAAAAGTCATTGTGACGCTTTAATAGGTATAGCTGCTATAGAAAATTTAGAAAGTAATACAATTAGTTGTGCTGGTAAAATAATAGCTGGAGAAATAGAATGCCGCGGTAACGTAAAAGCATACTATGCTAGTGATATAAGATTAAAAAGTAATATTAAAAAAATAGATGGGGCGTTAGATAAAATAGATAAAATTTCTGGATATACTTTCGATATGGATGGAAAAAGGGAAGCTGGGATAATTGCACAAGAGATTAAAGAAGTTTTGCCTGAAGTTGTTGGAGAATTTGAAAAAGATGGTGAAATGTATTTGAACGTGGATTATCCTAAAATAATAGCTCTTTTAATTGAAGCTATAAAGGAATTAAAAAATGGACGTTAGAGTAGATAATTTTTTAGATTTTTGTAAGATATTTTATCCTAGTAGATATAGATTAGAAATGAAAAAACCAGGATTCGATTTTTCTTTACTAGAAGCAGAAGTAAGAGAAAATGGTGGAATAGATGTAAATAATATTTTTTTTAATGGTTTTTGTGTAGAAGAAACTGATAAATTAGATTTTGATAATTTTGATATAGAAAAACAATTAGCTAAAATAGATAATGATTTAGATAAAGCTAAATATTTAATTAATTGTTTTGATTTTATATTTAGAATGCCATTATTACCTTTTTTACCTGAAAAAGATTTAAGTGTTGAACCTTATTATGAACAAAAAGAAATAACAGAACATCTTTTAAAAACTAAAATTTTTGGTATAAATATATTCAAAAAAGCTTATTTTATTATGAAAAAAATTTCATCAGATAAAGATTTTTATAATGTTTTATATGATTATTGTAGAGATATAGGTTTAGAGTATGTCTTTAACATTTCAATTAATAGAATGGAAGTAATATATAATTATTATAAAAGCGAATCAAAAATAAAAGAAAATAACAGTTTTTTAATGGATACTTGGTTTTATTATCAAATTAATGGAAATTTTACTTCTAGAATTATAAATTATGATTATATTAATAATGAACCTACAAGCACAGAAGCGAAATTTAATAGCTATGAAAAATCTAATTATATGAGTTATACTGAAAAACATATGTTTGAAAATGAATTTGAACTTTTTAAAAAAAACAAATTATTTTTAAATCAAGATTTATTAATTAGTAATACATATACCTTTATTACTGGTCATGCAGATGAAGAATATTTTGTTGAGTTAGTCTTTAAATATTCTGACAATTTAAAATTTTCTACTAAATTAAAAGCTGAAATGGGACTTGAGCTAGCTAATGTTTATTTGCCGTTACCATTAACAGAAAATATAAATACTAAATTAGACTTAAAAAATTATAGAAAAAAAGTATTAAAAGATAACGGTTTTTCTGGTCCATATGAATCAAACTATTATGTTGTTAATAAAAACGGTGGTACATCAACTGAACAAAGTGACATTGTTACTTTAAGTTTTTATAATTTTAGAGATTTTTGTTATTTAAAAATAATACCAAAAAGCCCAGAGCAAGACTCAAATGTTGCTTCTTCTATCATGTTTTTTTCAAAAAACGTTTATGGATTAATAGAAAAAAAAGATTTTATAAATACAGATACTACTTATTTTACAGAAAGATTTATAAATAAAGCAAAAAGATATCTTATGAGAAATAGAAATGATAAAATATTCGAATCTGTACCTAATGAAATGATAGAACAAGTAATAGAACAAGTAATTGAATAAAATACTGCTACTTAATAAGAATAAGAACAGTTTAAATACTGTTCTTTTTTTAATTTTATTCGTATTCTTTTTTAGTTGTTTCTATTTTTAAATTATATATATTAAAATCTTTACTCATCTGTCTAAGTCTTACTTTTAAAAGTATTTTTTTATTTGCATCTTCATTAAAGAACCCTAATTTATATTGTACTTTATATTTTTTTGAATACACCTCAGAAGAACCTGTTGAAATCAACTTTGTATTTCTTCTAATATTTCCATTTAATCTAATTTGAAACAAAGGTAAAAAGTTAAGTGCTTTATTTGGAACTATTAATCTAAGTAATTTTGTTTTTTTAGGATAAGTTTTTAAAATATTCAATTAATCCTCCTTATTTATCAATATTTTTTTATTGTAAATTTATAATCTATTATATTTATACTTTTGTTTCTTAATTCTTTTATATGTATATCAAACTCATTCATTTTTTTATCATCATTCATTGCAAATATTATTTTTTTATAATTTTTAAAGTTAGTAGATAAAAGTGAAGAGTCATATACTTTTAATTTGTTATGTCTAATAAATGAAAAAGAAGAAAAAGTACCTAAGCTTGTTAAAAATCCTATTTGATTTTTTGTTACTATTATTCTTAATTTCATTATAGGCACACCTCTTCTATTTCTAATACTTTTAAATTCGTAATTTTATACATTCTATTTGTTAATTCAATAGTAACTGTTCTTAAAATGTTTCTTGAACCTGATGTAAATGTAATTGTTTCCACGTTTTTGTATTCACTCCATGAAATACCATCAATTCCTCCTTTTGTAAACAAATTATGTCCTATTGTTTTTTCTATACCATATAAATCATTTTTTAAAAATATAAAAAACATATTACCAACTCCATAAATCTCTTTTTTCTTTAATTGATATTATTTCTAATATATTATTTGTTGTTTTTTTATATTTAAAAATTATGTATTTTTCATTGTTTTTAGCATTATAAAACAAATAATCAAAAGCTCCACATAATATTTTTGTAAAAACATCTTCTTTTTCATTATAATTTTCAAGCTCACTTATAAAATATGCTATGTTATATCTTTTCTTTATAAGTCTATTTATTAAAGTTTGTTTTCCTTCTGATAATATAAAAAACATATTTTTCTCCTTTAAAAAAATGCGCCGGCGGAGAAAAAACAAAAAAACAGAGAAATTAATCTCTGTTTAAATATCTGTTTTTTCTGGGCTAAACACTCTTAACTTATTATTTACTCCGTTGTTATACATTGAAAATTTATATACTATATTATTATCTGCTAAAACATATACATTTCCACTTTCTATTTCTACTTCTTTGAAATATTGTTTAAATTTTTCTATTATTTCTTCTTTAGTATCATAATCTCCAGAACATTTTTTTAATTTTAAATCTATGTTTTGATTCATTCTTTCACGTAATGTTTTTGGTCTTGCATATTCTTTTGCTGTTTCTGAAGTCTGTTTTATCTTACCCCATACTTCTGCAAAAGTGTCTTCTATGAAGTTGTTAAAATCGTCTTTCATTAGTTACCACCTTTCAATTGAATTTTTATTTTTTCTAAATCTTCAATTAGTTTGTTTAGTTTTTTTGCTAACTCTTCTATGTTTGGACTTGTTATTGTTCCTAAAACTTCTAAGTTTTTAGTTATTTCTACATTTCCATTATCTTTAAAATTTAATTCAGAATTTGTATTTGGGTCTTTGATTTTAAGCAAACTTTTTACCTCCTATATAATATTATTATAAGTTATTATATAATATATATGATAAAAAGTAAAGCATTTTTATTTTATTGTTTTAAAAAATGTTCTTTATGAATATTTCTTATTGTATATATATTATAGTTTTTTATTATAAAAACTTTTATAGATTCTGAACCATCTTCTGTAAAATATTCTAATTTTTCTGTATACAAACTATCTTTTTCTCTAAAATTAGTAGTTCTTGAAAAACCAGAAGCATATTTTTTATTTACAGCTTCTACTTTAAATAGATGCACTATAAGTTTTGTTTCTCCTTTAAAAATTAAAAATTTCATTTTTTCTCCTAGTGTATTTGATTTTATTTAAAAAAAGTTATACTATACAGTATCAACTAATAAATGTAAAGTAATTTTTTAAAGAGAGGTAAAAGAAATATGTTACAACAATATGTAGATTTAGCATTAAACTTTATGAAAACTAATTCACCTGTATCTTATGTAGTATTAGCTATAGTTATTATATTTATTCTTAATATTTTTGTTAAGAAAATTCCAGCACCAGCTCAATTAACTAAACTTGTAGACCAAGCTGTAGTTGCTGCTGAATATAGTTTTAATTCTGGTGAAGGTAAAAAGAAATTAGAATTCGCTAAGAAATGGATGAAAGATAATTTCACTGTATTACCTTGGTATATTAGAATACTAGCTAATAGTTATTTAGATGAAAAAAGATTAATAGATTTAATAGAAACTAGTTTAAACAGATTATCAGTTGCTTTTGGTTCTGGAAGAGTAATTGATTTAGTAGGAAACGAAGAAACTGTTAAAGTTGCTATTGAAGTAAAAAAAGAAGACTAAGTTTTAACTTAGCCTTTGTGTAACCTGAAAGCCATACATTTCCACGGTTTAAACTGTGCGAAAGATGATGGCTTTTTTATTTATACAGAAAAGGTGAGCACGCAAATAAGCGTGCGAGCAAAAAGGGGAAAGAGAAAAGCGAGAGTAGGAGCGTTTAATCCTCATATATTCTCCAAGAATTCCCTTTTTTAAACATAATATTACTAACTTCACCATTAGGTTTATAAGTAGTTATTTTATTACTTTCACCATTTATGTATTCTTCTTTAGTAGTTAGATTACCTAAATTATCGTAATCTTCTTTTATTACTAAATAACCATAAGTATAATAAAAAGTATTTAATATTCTTCCATCTTCAAAGACTGTTCTCCAGCCTTGAAGTTGTCCTCTATCATTATAACTAGCACTTTCTATTAAATTTTCATCTAAATCTTTTTTATAGTATTTACCTATCATACTATTATTTTCAAAAGTATATTCTTCAATATAACTTCTATCTTTGTTTATTTTTCCTACTTTACCATCTATTTCGTTTCTAACAACAACTGTTCTTCTTACTTTAGCACTAGTTATTCTTGTTAAAATTTCTTCTTTCAAATCCATTTCTAATTTTTCTTTAGGAGTTTTAAATAAGAATTGAGCTAAATGAAATAAACTTATAGTATAAACACCATGAAAATTTAACATTTCTTCTGTTATTAGATATTCAGAATCTTCTACTACTTCTGTTGTAGTAACTGTTTTAAGTTTAATATCTCCTCTAGTTCTACCACTTTTAACTTCTTCTAAATCTAAATCAGCTGTTCTATTAATTACTATACTATCTCCGGTTCTTCTTGTATCAAAACTTACTTTTCCAGTTAAGTAACCGTTTTTATAATAAGCTTTACTATGATATGTTTCATCTGAAATAGAACATAATAATTCTTCTTCTACTACACCATTTATTGGTTTAGATTTATGAGTTACTTGATTTTTATTATAGAAGTTAAGTTTAAGAGTTTTCATATCATATTTACTAGAAGTTATATTTAGATTTGCTAATACATATACTATACCTATAATTATTAGTACATTATAAACTTTTTTAAACATATATTAGCTTCTGCCTCTACCTTCTCCAGATTTTCCACTATGACTATCATGTCTACCTCTCCAGTCATCTTTATCTCTACTATTATGGCTTCTTGTATCATAATTAAATAAAAATGGAACTTCAGGACTTTGTCCTCCTCCATATTTTACCCAGTTAGTTAATTCTGTAACATTTACATATCCAGAAACAATATTTTTATTTATATCCATTCTTGGATTATAATGAAATACATAAGTAACTGTTTCATCTCTATTACAAGTAAATTGAGGACAATTAACTGGAGAAACCGTATTATTATAAGAAAGTTTATTTGCGTTAAATACTGTTCCATAAGGTACTTTGACATTAATAGTAACATTATTGCTAGGATAATACCAAGTATGAAATTTTTGTCCACTTGGATTTTTATAGTTTAAATGATGTCCATCTTTATTTGGTTCAAATTCGTTTAACTTACAAACAATAGTTACATTCACTTCTTGTGGTTTAGGAGGTGCTGGTGGAGGCGGAGGTAATGTATTAGGAGTATAACCTACTCTTTTATATACTCTATTATATACATTTACTGTAGCTCCTATAGTTTGTACAAAGAACGCTCTTCTACATTCAAATATTCCAGATTGCCAATTATAACTTATAGGTAATTCATGTAATTCTTTAAAATCACTAACTTTACCGATACAAAAAATCTATTAAAATTAAATAAACTTTTCATTTATTAAGCATTTCTACTTAATTTTCTGTTTCAACGAGTCCTATTTCATATTTCTATTACTTTAGTTTGGTATAACTCTTCACAGACTTAAATTCCCGTGTATCGCTCGGTACATATTAATTCTATCTTTTGTTTGATTATGAATTAATTTTATAATTTGCTAAATTAATACTAGCATTCAAATCTCTATCTATTTCTAAACCACAACATTCACAATGGTAAGTCCTATCTGAAAGTTTTAAATCCTTTTTAATATTACCACAGAATGAACATGTTTTTGAACTAGGATAAAATGTTGGAACTTTAGCAAATTCTATTCCATATAATTTACATTTATATTTTATAAAACTTATAAATCTATAAAAACCTTGTTCTGAGATTGCCTTAGAAAGATGTTTATTCTTTAACATATTAGTCACCCTCAATGTTTCCATAATAATCTTTGATGGTTTGTTTTTCACTATCTCTGTTGTTACTTGATGAGTATGATTAACTCTAATATTAGTTAAAGTCCTATGTATTAGTTTTATTTTTCTTTCTAATTTAATAATATTTTCTGTTTTTATATATTTATTACCTACTTTATTTATAAGATATTTTTTACTAACTTTTCTTTGTAATCTTTTTAACTTCTTTTTTAACTTTCTTACTCTTTTAGTTTTATTAATATTCTTATAAACTTTTTCATTAGAACAAGTTGCTAAGTTTTTAATTCCTAAATCTATTCCTATTATAGAGTCATTAAGCTCAGTTTTATGTATTTTTATTTTTCTAGTAAAACCTATATACCAATATTTACCATCATAACTTATATGAGGATTGAGATAATATTTCTCTTCTTTGAGCAATTTTGGTAATGATTCAGATGTTTTAATGTTACCTAATTTTTCACATTGAACACCATTTTGAGTTTTTTTCATAGTTTCATAATTTACATAAAAACTAATATTACTTTTTCTACTTTTGTATTTAGGAAAACTTGCTTTTTTATCAAAGAATTTTTTATAAGCTAAGCATAAATCCTTCACTGCTTGTTTTAAAACGTTGCTTCCTATTTCGTTTAAGAATTCAAAACCTTTTTCTTTTTTTAGTAATGTCATTTCTTTTCTTAAATCAGTATCTTTGATAAATTTATTACCATTTTTATAATTTTCTATTTGTTTTTCAAGAGCCCAATTATAAATAAATCTTGAACAACCAGCTGATTTAAATAGTAATTTTTCTTGTTCTTTAGTTGGCAACAATCTTATTTTACTTCCTATAAATGTATAATTTTCTGTACACATAATATTCACACCTCCTTTTTATTAAGATGTGTATATTATAACAGGAATTAATTTAATTGTAAAGATTATTTTTTCATTTAATAGATTTTTTGTTTGTTCACTTTAAGTCGCAACTCTTAAAGCAGTCTTTCTCTCACGAGCAGACCTCTATATATTTCTATATAGCGCAGACTATTTGTTCAACTCAAATTGAGTTGTGAATATTTTTCTTCCACCCTTGATATAAAGTCATGTCAATATATCTGCTTGTGGTTTTACTTTTCTACAATAATTTTTGTAGTTATCTCTTATTTACAGAGGGAGACTCAATCTCCTAGTCGTTGAACCTCTATCATAGCTTATGCCTTAGATAGTTGGTAACTAAACACCGATTAAAATAGTTATTTATTATCTTTTTTTATAAATAACGTCCTTTTAGGATTATAATTAAAATAGATTTAAAAAAGACTATTATTAATTATAACTTTTATTTCACCATTAGGCATACAAGTTAATTTTTTCTACTTTCGTAACCATCAAGTCTATCATTTCTAATTACTTTGTGGTTTAACTTGTCTTTACGGTTTCCTAGTTTTAAATTCAAGCTACCTCAACATCACTGTTAAAGTAGGGGTTTCTTATAAAGTTTAATTAAATTATATTTTTAATTAAACAGTTTCTCTTCCCATAGTATTCATTACTCCACTAAACACAAGTTGTCCAAAAGGACCAACTTCAGGCAACCATGATTCATCATAGTTTTTACCTATTAAATCTTTTAAATTATAAGTATGTCTACCATAGTAATTATAACCAAACAAAGTCCATTTTAATCTTGGATTGTCTGTTAAGTTAACTGCTCTGTTTAATCCAAAGTGTTCCATTAAATAACTAGAATCTATTTTAGCTATATCTGGTTTTAAAGTAAACGGAACAGTCATTCTTACTAATTCACTTAGTTTGATATAATCTTTATCAGGAGGAGGGTCTCTATATTGAATCTCTATTTTTTGAGTTTGTTCAATTACTTCTCCGCCGCCTCCGCCGCCATGTCTTCTACCTCCAATAAGGTTAGTGATTGGTCTGAATATTCTTCCTATCGCTCTTCCTATTCTAAATCCCATCTATTTATCAATTCCTTTCTTAATATTGTTTTTCTCATAATCAATATTATAACATAGAAATTAATAATTTTTATTTTTTTCAAATTCTCCTGTAAACTCTTGAATTTTCTTAAGTTCTTTAACTAAGTTATATAATTCTTTAAAATCAGAACTATAATCAACAGTAGGTTGTAATTTTATAGTTAGCTTTGTTGATTTTTCGTTTTCTAATTTACACATATAATTTTTTGATTTATATAAAAACCAAAGTTGTGTTGTTTTATCTTCATTAGCATAGTTTATTTTATTTAATTTACTACTAAAGTCTTTACATTTTATTCTAGATAGTTCTTGTACATCTTCATTATAATAAACTATTTCACTATCTTGAAAATCATATTTATTAAGAAAATTATCTTGTTGATAATAGTTATTATTTTCTGGAATATAACTTATCGTTTTTACCCAAAAAGGTGAATGTACAAAAAATTCACTAGCTAACACTTGTCTTATATTAGAGCTTTTAGGGCTATTTTCTATTAAACAAGTACAATGATGTTTAAATAATTCTTTTATTTCATCTGTAATTAATTCAAAACTTCCATCATATAATAAATCATAATTGTAATTTTGACATAAACTTTCTAAGTATTTTAGATTATTTGTGTCTTTAATTACCAAATACTTTTTCTTTTTTAAATCATTTTCGTCATATCCACCCAATATATATTTAAGTCTACTCATATACATACTTAAAGTTTGCATATCTAAATCTTGCCAATCTTCAAGAAAATAATAATTTATTTTTTTCATTTGTATTAAAGTATAATTATTTATTAGTTTTGTTTCTAATTCATCTATATCAATATTCGCTAAATTTATCTTTAATATGTTCATCAAACTCCTCCTTACAGTTATTTTTTATATAATAGCTAATCATTTTAAAATCTCTTGCTGGATATGTTACATATAATTTATCATAATGTTTAATTATATAATCTACATATTTTGTTTCTATATAACCTATTGTTTCTAATTGACGTAAAGCTGAATCTATCATTTTATCTTTCAAATTTATCATCTAATCCTATTAATTCTAATACAGCTTTTATTGCATCATTTTCTGTATAATCTGGACTTAACACTACAAATACCTTATCGAAGTTAGTATTGTATAAGTCTTGTTTATATGGATTAAATTCATCATAATAATTAAGATAAAATTCAAAACCATATTGTAATACATCAGTACTTATATGAGTATTATAATTAACAAAACATTTATATTTAGTTATATATCCTGAAATGAATAAGTAATAAACCCAACAACTTTCAAGAAGCTTATATTCTTTAGTTCCAAACTCTATCATTTTATGACATTCTTCTTTACTTTCTTCTTGATAATAAATATCGTGATGATGGTCAAAATTATACATTATACAAGGTTTATCTATATAATCTATAATTTCACCATGTTCTTTAAGATAAATTATTTTATCTTTATTTTTCTCTATTAGTCTTGCTATTATATTAAACTTAAGAGGATTTTCTATAATAAACTTATCTTTACCGTATTTTAATTCTCTTAGATTCTCTGTTAAGAAATCCAAGTCTATACTTAAAATGTTCAAAATTTCACCTTCTTTTATTTTTGTTATATATTATGTTTATAATTTATATTATAAGATTAGGGGAATGATACCATGTTAGAAAACTTACCTGAATGGGCAGATAAGCTTATAACAGTTTCTATAGGAGCTGCTGTAATGTATGCTGCTGTAGAATTTATTAAAAAACTTTTAATTAACGTAAATAAAAAAGATGAAAGAATTAATGATATATTTACAGCTCAATTACAAGTACTAATGGAAAATTCTACAGACTACAAAAAAGAATTAACAGATGTTAAAAAACTAATATTAAATACTACTAATATGTCTACTGGAGATTTTCAAACTTATGTAGCTACACTTAATAGAATGGTGTATTATAGAATGATGTTTGAAATAGGAGATATAATAGATAAGAATCATATTAATACAAATAGTCTTGAATTAACTATTCGAAAAATTAAAAATATTAATGATAAGATTTTTAGCACTTCTGTTTATGATGTACTATCTTTAAACTTTGATAAAGCAATACTAGATTCAATAGTTGAAATGCTTAAAGAAGAACAAGTAGAAACTCAACTTAAATTAGAAGAAATATTTACTGAGTATGCTGCTAAGAAAGATGTTTCTCAAACAGATGATGATACTGAATTGTCAATGAATACTAAAAAGAGCATAAAAGAATTATTATCTTTCATGCTCAATGATTTAACTAGTAGAACTTATTCTATTTTAAATAAGTCTTAACTAAATTATTAACTTCCTTAGATATTTCTTTGGGAGTTTTTTTATTTATATCACATACAAATAATTTATTATCTTCTACACTTTTAACTAAAGCATATTCTAATCCAAGATGTAAATCTTTAGGACAAGTTTTATCTTTATTTCTTTCTTTATATCTTTTTTCTCTTTCTAATTCACTTAATTTAAGATATACTCCTATACAATTAAAATCATGTTTCTTGCTTAGTTTTATATAAGCATCTATATCTATTACATATACATTTATTTTATATTCATCAAATAAATCACGAGAAGTCCAACTACAATAACCTAATTTTTCATTTCTATATTCAACAAGTATTTCTCTTTCATTAAATTCTTCTCTAAAAGATTTTTTAACAAAAGTATGATGATTAATATCTTCTGCATCATTCTTTCTTACCTCTCTTGTAGTATAAGATTTAACAAAATGATATTTTTTATTTTTACATAGTTCTTTAGCTAGAGTATCTTTACCTACTCCACTTTTACCTAATATACATATTACTTTATACATATTTTTATTATTCACCTATTTTTTTATATTTCACTTTCTCAAATTTTTTAAAAGACTTTTCAAATTGTTCTTCTATTTCTTTTTTTGAAAGTTTTTTTAGTTCACCTAACGCTTTTCCTAACTTATTTTCCTCCGCCGGCGCATTTTTTCTAAAAACAGAAATTGCTTTATATAAATCATCAGACTCTGATTTATATATAGTAAAGTTAGTTAGAACATAATTATCATTTAACATCTTTTCTTTATATCTTTCAAATTCTTCTGTTTCTTCATCTGTTTCATATTTATGAACTTTTGTTACTAAGTTTAATTCTGGTTTTGTTTCTTCTAATTCTTTAAAATCAGCATATACATCTTTTGGAGTATCTTTAGTTTTTATCTTATAAAGAAAATATTTTGCTAATTCCATACTATATGTATTATTACATAACATACAATACATCATAGCAGAATATAATGTAATAAGATAACCATTTTCTTTTTCTTCAACCATATCGAGCTCTCTACCGCTAAAGATATCTCTATGTTTTCTAAAACCATAATATCTTAGTTTAGATTTAAAATCTTTATAATAATAACTTTGATATTGAAGTTCTTCGTCATCTTCTTCTTCTTTTAACTTATCTAGCTCTTCTTTATTTATATAGTTATATAGAGGAGCAGCATATACATACTGCTCTCCATTAACTGTTATTATTTCAATGTTTTCCATAACAGCGCTCCTATTTTTTATCTGTACTACCAAAACCACCACGAGATACTTTATTATATTCTTTATATTCTTCTAATGTTAATTCACTAAACTCTACTTCTTCCATACAAGGAACTATTTCCATTTGGCATAAAGCTGTATGTTTAGGAATACATATTCTACTAGGAGAAAAAGTATCTAAGTTATAATTACCATTAGCTACATATGATTTAATATCTTCTTTTGTTAAAATCTTGCAAACCGGCAATTTAAGCACATCTTCTGGACCTGAGTATGTTGAATCGACCAATCCTACGGCATTTGCTTGGATTAGTCCCCACTTTTTAAATGTAGAACTTCTCATTCTAATATCTATTTTATAACCTTTAGGTACTTGAACAGATACACCTAAATCAATCAAAGCAAATTCTCCAGCTTCTATTACTATATCTTCTTTAGTATATAAATCAATAGCTACTGAATTACCATAACCATTTTTAAATTCTAAATCTGGCATAGTAGGGTCATGTTTTAAGTAATTAATTTTTTTCATTTTGAAATCACGTCCTTTATATTTTCTAATAGTTCATTCATATCACTTTCATATAATTTACATGCAATTTTATATAAATTATCTATATATCCAAAATTTTCAGCATAATCTAAAACACTTTTCATTTTAGGCTTATTTATTTTGTTATAGCTTTCCATTCTTGTTTTTAAATCAATATGATGAGTTTCTTTGAAAACTTTATAAAGTTCTGTCCATCTTTGTCTGTAGTCAGCACCTTTATATCTAACTACTCTATTTAACAACTGTCTTTTCTCATATATTGTTACGTTTTGAGTTAACCCTTCTATTACTTCTTGTTTATATTCTATTTCTTTTTGTTTCTTGTTATTTTCTTCAATTAAAGGTTTAGATATGTATTCTTCATATTCTTTTAAAGCTATAGCCATAGCTTCGTCACCTTTAGAATTTATTATATTTAACAACAACAAATCTTTTTTAGATATTTGATTTTGTAATTCTACTATTTTATTTTCTAGCTTATTAATGTATTGTAAAATAGCTTTACGAACATATTTACTTTCACGAATTAAAACTTGTTTAGCTTGTTCTAGAGTAAGTTCAAACATAGGTCTTTCTTCGTTTTTCTCATCTTTATAATTAACGAGAGAAATTTTTCCCTCGTTAATTTCTTCTTCAAATTCATCACGAATTATTTTTAGTAAGTCTTTATGTTCTAGTTTTGTATAACAACCATTTTTTTCTTCTACTTTACCTAATTCTAATCCATTTTGAATTTTATAATTATATTCTTCTTCTCTGAATATATTAATTTGTTTTACTAGTTCTAAGCTAGTAATCATTTCTTTGTTTTCTAATAATTGCATCTTTAATCACCTCTAATTAAATATATCTTCATTAACTTCTTCTATTTCAGAATCAGCAAGTTTTTCATTTTCTTTGATTATTTGTTCAGCATTTCTTCTTTCTTCTTCAAGATTAAATAATGCTTTCTTATAATCTTCATCAGAGAAGAAATCTTCTACTTTTCTATCTTCGAAAACTAGTTCTTTTCTATCTTTTTCAGTGATTCTTTCTGGATGTCCTATAAATTCAAGTTGTTGAATTTTACTCTTTTTAATATTAGCATTTTCTTGTTTTAACATAGTCTTAATATTTTCAAACTGAGCTATGAATAATTCAGGAGGTAATGCTAAAGAATAAAGAGTTAATTTAGTTTCAGTATATAAATCTAAATTTTCAATAAATACACTAGGTACTTTAGCTTCTCCTTGTACCTTTTCAATAGGTTCTCCATCACTACCTATTATTTGATACCAACCACCTGTTTTAATAATTAAACCATATTGAACAGCATAATTAATAAACTCTTTCATTTTTTCAACAGCTACTTTCTTATTAACATCAGTATTAATAAAAGTATATGTTTCTTTATATGGTTCAGATATCTTTGATTTCTCATTGATTATCTTTACATATTGACTTACTACTTTACTATCTTGAAATTCTGTTTTAGTAGTTTCATTTTGTGAACCTACTTTAGCTATTCTATATACTGTAGCTGGATAATATCTCATTGCCTTTCCGCCTGAACGTCCATGAGTTTTAGCTTGGAACATACTCATTTCAATTCTTTCTTGCTGAATCATGATAACAGTAATGCCATAATCACTTAAATATTGATTCATTTTAGCCAATCCTCTAGAAAGTATTCTAGCTTTATCCATCATTACATTTTCTTCAAGACTTTTACCTAATTCAGCATTAGTAGTCATAGAGTCTATTGAGTCTACTATAATTACATCTACTAAGTTTTTTTGACACATTTCTACTAATATATCAAATATTTTTTCTGTTACTCCTTCTTTTAAGAAAGTAATATTATCTTTGTTTAAATTAGGAAATCTTGATATAAAAGTTTCATCTACGGTTTGTTCAGCATCAACATATAAGATTTGTAAATCTAGATTACTTAATTGAAAACCTTCACATGCTTGTAAAGCAATAGTTGATTTTCCTCCAGATTCAGCACCATATATTACATTGTATGTTCCTTTTTTGAAACCTCCAGTATTAAAATCAATACCACATATACCAGTTAACATATAATGTTCTCTACCTGTTATTTTAAAGTCTTTTATCTTCCCTATCTTAATAACAGATTTTTCTTTCTCTGCAAGAAGTTGTTGCTCTTTAACAAACAATTCTAATCTTTGTTTCTTAGTAAGTTCAACTTCAGGCGTAGTTTCAGTTGTTTTCTTTTTAGCCATGATTATTCCTCCATTTCAAATTTAATGATATATTTATCTTTACCTAAAATAATTGGAGTGCAAATAAGTCCTTCTTCATCATCATACCAAAGACTTAATCTTACTACTTCTCCGTTTAGATTAACAACATATTCATTAGTAAAACCATCTTCTAATTCTTCATTAGTTTCTTTATCTATTATTTTAATACTAGTAATTCTCATATTTTTCTTCCCATTCTTTATTGAATATATTTTCATAATAGTTATGTTCTTGTGAACCAAATTCTATAGGATATAAAGCACTTGTAGTACTATCTAATTTATAGAAGTAAAATCTAAAAGTTCTTTCATTGTTTCCTACTTTAGTTTTTTCTTGAACTGTAACTATTACAGGATTTTTATAACCATTTTTATCCCACCACATATCAGTATTTCCTCCTAGGTTTCTTGATGGGTTATAAACAAATCCTAATAAATCAGTATCATAGTTCATTCTTCTTGAACCAGATAAATTAAATTGAGTTAATCTAGCATTATTCTTAGCTTTATTCAGCTCATAGTTTATAAAAGTACAGAAGTTATATTTAGAAGAAAGTTTTTTAATATTTCCCGAAATAAAACCTATTTGGTCTTGTATGTTTTGACCAACATCTATTTTATTTGCCGAGTCCACTATTAATATTTTAAATTTTTCATCAAGCTCTTCTTTTGAGCCTATATCTCTTAACACACTAGTAAACTTAGTCCAGTTATCTATACCTCTTTTAACATCTAGCACTAATAACTTTTTATGTTCTATTAGTCTTTTAAGTGTTTCTACACCATTAAGATATTTATAATAACAATTAGCTGATTCTTGCGTATTAAGACTTCTTCCTAATGTTTTATGGAAATTAGGATTGGAAGTATATTCTCTAGGTAATCCTGTTATTTGAGCAACAAAGTTTGAATATATCTTTTCAGCAGAATCATCTGTTGATATATATAATACAAAACCATTATGTTCACGTAGAGCTACTTGGATACCTAAATGCTGTAGAACCGTGGTTTTACCGCTATTAGCGGGTCCACTGATTACAGTATTTTTACCTGGAACTAACGCAGTGTGATTTAACCAAGGAATATGGAAATTTATCATAAATAAATCTTGAATGGTTTTCTTTTCTTCATAAGAATCAAAGTCTTCTAATCCTGTTTGGAAGATATCTCCTTTTACTTTGTTATATTGTTTATCTATATCTTCTATATCTTCTTCTATCGCTTTTAATATACTAAGAGCTTGAGAAGAATTCTTTTCTACTTCTTTTAAACCAAATTGAAAAGCTTTTTTAATATCATTCTTATAAGATTCGTTATCTGATTCTAATCTATATTCTATTTCATCTAATATAGTTTTAGAAGAGTAGTTTATATATTTACTAAGAGTTTTAGCTTGTTCTTCTCTTGTTTTAGGTGATTTAGTTTGAGAAATAATATTAATGAATTTTTCAAATACTAGAGATTCATCGAAATTTCCAGATTCTTTTATTTTTCTTAATTCAAATTCAAATAAGTCTATGATTTCATACATTTCTCTTAGATTTAATTTTTCATTATTTTTTTCTTTATCTTGTATTGCTTCATCTAAGTCTTTATATTTATCTGATTTATTAACAGCTACTACATAAGTCTTTTTAAGTTTACGCATTTTAAATCTATTAATTAAATCTTCTGTTCTTTTCTTACCTGTAGCATCGTTATCAAGAGCTATTGCTATTTTATCTATATTAATATCACGTTCTAATAATTCTATATGTTCATCTGTAAAACTAGCTGAACCTAATGCCACTACATTTCTAAAACCAGCTTGATAAGCAGAAACAAAATCTATATATCCTTCTACTATTAAGAATACATCTAAATGATTAAACTTTTTCTTAATATCACTATATCCATAAAAGATACTTGATTTATTATATATCTCTGATTCTTTACCATTTATGTATTTAGGATTGTTAACTGTGTCTATCATTTCTCTAGAAACAAAACTACATGGTCTACCAAATCTATCTTTAATGATGAAGATTAATTTGTTCTCATTTATTTTAAAAGAATCGAAACCTATTTCTTTAAGTAAACTATCTATATCATTTATTTGTACTTTTTGTTTAATAAAATCAATAGCGTTTTTATAATTATCAACAGAACCTATTATAAGTTCTCTTGATGTTTTTTCATTTATATTTCTTTTATCAAGGTAATCTTGATTTTTATGTTTAAGTAAGTATTCTCCGAACACTCTCATTATCTTAAACATATTATTTCTTTTTATTTCTTCTTGTGTTATATCTTTTCTTAAGTGTTCATAATCCAAACCATATTTTCTAGCAAGATAAAATACATTTTCTTCTATAAAGTCTGGTCCACAATCTGGTTTTCCTTCTAAGAGACTGCAAAGCCCGAATATATCGTATGTTGCACCACAATTATGAACCATAGCTTTATCTAACATAATAGAAGAATCTTTTGTTTTTAAATCATAAACATTATCTAAAGATTCGATTTCTTCTATTTTATCTATTAGCATAAAACAACCTTCTGTACCGTCTTCTAATTTAGAAAAAATAGTATCAACTTTTCTATTTTTTCTTATTGTTACACTGTAATATGGTTTTCTCGTTATGCCATCTCTTTCGCTGTATTTAGATGGATAAAACGAAATATATGTAGATATGTTATTATTAAAAGCAAATATTCTTAAATTTTTAGCTAATTGTTCACTTGTTGTAGTAAAACTATTAAAACCATAATCTGATTTTTTATCCTTAGTACCGTCTCCACATAAAAAACCTTCAAGTAATGAAAATTGTAAATTATGCTCTATATTAATAAAATTACTAGGAATTGTTTTTTTATCACAAAGTTTTCCAAATAATTTCAAAAACATTTTTTCCATATCTGTACTTGAACAACAAACATCATAAGAACCTTTTTTTTCTACAAAATCAAATATTGTTACATTAAAACCAAAATTATCTTCTATAATTTTTTTAATTTTTTCTGCCAAATTTCTTTCTTTTCCGTTTATTGTAAATTTTATTCCACCTCTATAAGTAGAGCCCTCTGCTAACCATATTCCGAAAAGCCAGCAGATATCTTCATTTAAAATAAAATCTTCTATTATTTTGATTTTCGGTCCTTTTTTATTTAAATCAGACCAATTATTTTTTATAATTTTATTTTCTTCTAAAACTTCAGTTTTTGGTAAAAATAAAAAATCTTTTACTTTTAAATCAGAAGTTTTTTTAATTTCAAGCTTTTGTTTTGCTTCAAATCTTTTTTTACTTTTACAGTATTCCAATCTTGTATCATTAAGTCTATAATCATAACAATCATTTAATGGCAAATTTTTCCATTCTGTATAAAAATGTTTATGTTCTTCTGTACATATAATAGGTTCAGAATTATTTCCAAGAAATATTTTATACATTTTTTTATCTTTGCCATTTTCTTTTATTTTTTTAAAAATTTCATTTTTTTGTCCATTAAGTCCTAAAGTATGCATTCCTTCTTCTACTTCTTTTATTGGTATAAAACCTTTTTCGAAAGTATAAACGGACTGGTTTTCTTCTAAACAACTAAAACAGAACAATAAATTATTTTCATCCCAAAAATGCATACTAGGATTATGGTCGTCATGTTCTGGATTAAGACACTTAACGAATCCCCTGTTATCTAGTTGAATATTCATTTCATCCATATATAAACTTATATAAGGGCGAAGATTCTCCATTAGTTCTTGTATTGAGTTAATCATTTAAACCACCACTTTTTGTTAAAAAAATACGGTGCTTTAAGCTCGTAAAACACCGTATTCAATTTTAATTATTCATTAACTAAATCTTTTAATTCTTTTGCAACTTTAAAAGTTACTGTTTTCTTTTCTGGAACTATTATTTTTTCTCCTGTTTTAGGATTTCTAGCTTCTCTAGATGCTCTAGTTACTTTCTTTAAAGTTCCTATTCCAGATATTCTAAATTCTCCTTCAGTTTTTAGCTCATCTTTAATAGATTCCATTAATAAGTTATACACTTCTTCTACTTCAATCTTCTTTAAATTAAATTTTGAAGCAGCTAATCCTATAAATTCTTGTTTTGTCATTTTTAAACCTTCCTTTTCTCCGCCGGCGCATTTTTTACCTTTGGAATATATTTTATTTTAACAAAATTAGTATATTATTTTATATATTAATTTGAGATAATATCAGCTAGATACAAAACATAAGCTTAAACGAAGCAAAAACTTTTATTCTAGGTTTTTACACAAATTACTCACTATATATTTTATATTACAAATTTTATATTACATTTTTAATAATAAAAGCTAAATAATAAATTCTGCAATCTTAATACAAAAATAATAGATAAATACAGTATTTTTCTATTATGTATTTAGCACAAACCAATGCTTTCTTCTCTTTAGAAGTTGTTAGCCATAACTGCTAACTTATTGTTCTTTTTATCATAAAATGTGTTGTTTTTATTCTAGGTTTTATACTTAGCAGAATAAAAATAACCAAAAAGCCTAAGTGTTTATATTAATGTTTATTCAACATTATCTCAAAGTAAATTCATTATATATTATTATTTTTATTTTGTCAAGAATTTTCTTCGGTTTTTTCTTTTAAAGCTTTTAAAAGAATATCTTTATCGAAGAATTTCTTTTTATCTTTGCATAAACCTGATTTCCAATTTCCTGTAACTAGGTCTACTATTTGTTCTAATGGTTTCTTTAATATTCTTTCAAATAATTGCCAATCTTTCATATCAATCCTCTTCTGAAATTATTTTAAATTGATTATAAGAAGCTAATTTGTCGTCTATAGTTAAAAAACAAAAATATTTATCTTCGTTACAGTCTTCTACATGTAAGTCAAAATTAATGTTTGTAATTCTATAATCAACTAAAGATTGCTCTATATCAATAGAGGCTGTCTCTTATACCCCTCTGACGCTGCCGACGAACTTACGCGTCTA